CGTTGACCAGTATAACGCTGGATTTGCTTTACTAGAGAAAGAGACAAATGGAGATTATAGAGTTCACAATAAAAGAATAACAAAAGGAAAAGTATTTTAAATAAAAAACTATGAAGATGCCTAAAAATTGGAATCGTTTAAACATATCAGAACAAGAAAGCTGGTTAGTAAAGAAGTATCAAGAGATGATTAGCGAAGTAGAATCAGTAAGTAAGATGTTAGCCAAGATAAGAGGTGGCAATAAAATCGTAGTAAAGGAGATTGAAAGACCAGATGAAGCCTTACTGAAAGCGTGAGAATCAAAATCATATATCGTAAACTTGGTAAGGAACAGGCTTACGGCATATCCTCTAGTGATGGAGTAATAGAGATTGATGAAAGGCTAAAAGGTAAGAAAATGATGGAGATATTAATTCACGAGATATTACATTTATTAAACCCAAAGGATGATGAAAAAACCATAATTCGCAAAAGTGTAACTTTGACTAAAGTCTTGTGGAGTGAAGGGTATCGGAAAATTGATGATACAATCGACCTGCCTTTGCAAGATGGTTCAATTTAGGTTGTTTTTTCTTGTTCATAGGTTCTCCTCAGTGTAAAAAGCTGGGGAGTTTTTATTATATTTGTATTCAGATATACTAATGGTTTAGCGGGGACTTGTTTCTACTTGTCCCCCCTTTTTTTGCCCTTTAGTCAAGTTATAGCTTTACTTTTTTACTAATTTCCTTAGTATTACTACCTAAAACATTGTACAATGTTACCAATTTGGTTACAAAAGTTTGCTAATAGTAAACTATATCAATCATAAAAGTTACCCAATAAGGCAACTTTGAGCCGTAAATGACTGATAATTGGCTCATTTTAGACTGATAAAAAGAAATTTAAATAATTTATTGTTTGTATTGTAATTGTTTGTATCTTTGTTGAAACAAAACCAAATTAGTATGAAAACACTATTAAGCCTCAACAACAATTTCTACCCTTACAATGGGAACTTTATTCCTCAAGCTGGGGACAACATTTTCTTAGACTATACAATAGAAGATACTAAGTTCTTTGTAGTAAAGTTTAGGACTATTGACCTTGCAAACAATCAAATCATTATCTCAATCGAAAAAATCTAAATTATGACAGACCAACAAAACAAGAATTTTCAGGCAATCGTTATTTTAATCTTTGTCTTTATTGTAACAGGAATCTTACAAAACATTTAAACCAAAATATGAAAGTAGAAAAAAAAGAAGTAGTCTGCATCCGACTGCCAGAATCAATCAAGAAAAAAGTAGATGCCGAAGCTAAAAAGATGTATTTAGCACCAAGTAAATTAGTGTCCATAATAGTACAAAAATATTACGAAACTAAAAACTAAACTATGCAACCATTAATCTATCAAGGAAAACAACTTAAACTACACCAGAGAGCAACTTGCCTACTAGAACTACTTAAGAAGGCTCAAGCAAGGCAATCTAGTATTGAATCAGATTTAACCAAATGGAGAGGAGCAACTTGGGACAATCCTATTAAGTTAATGAACAAGTATGAGGATGACTACCTTATTAAGATTGCTAGGATGAACCAAATACAAAAGCGAATCTTAAAGTCTTATCACTTCCTGATACTGGACCTTTACGAGATTACCGAAGATTTTATGTTACCTATAAACCTTTTACACTTTTAATATGACATACATAGATAATAGCAAGTTCCAATTGCAAAGAGAAATCTACATTCTAGAGGTAGAGAATGAGATGTTGAGAAACCAAATTATTAAACTTAAAATAGAAAAGAATGAACTACTGGTCAATACCAAGTCAAAAAGAGAGCAGACTGACAACGAAGGAAATGATTAAGTATTCTGAAACAATTATAGATAAAATTGCAGAATATTACAAAATATTACCTAAGGACATTAAAGGCAAAAGTAGGAAAAGGCATTTTGTTAAAGCTAGATTTATAGCAATGTATTGTATAAAAAATAACACAACTTTAACATTAAAGGCAATTGCAGATATGGTAGGCAGAGACCACACTACGATTATACACTCTTTAAAGACTATACAAAACACTATAAACTTGCATTACGATACCGATTTAAAGGATGAATTAAACGAAATAAAAAGATTAATATAAATTTTTGTTATTCACAAAATAGTCTTATTTTTAATTATTATTTACCAAAAAACCATAGTATGATTAACTTACAAACAAACTCACTTATCAACATTTACAAGGCTTTAGCTGCTTTTCAGCAGGAATGCCCTGTAATTCACAAGGGAACGACTGGGCATAATTACACATATGCCGATTTCCCTACAATTCTTGAAGTAATCAATCCGATACTCAAGAAACACAATCTAGGATTTACCCAGCTTCTTATTGAAGATGGCTTAAAGACAATTATCTTTCACACTATTAGTGGAGAGGCAATTGAATCAAATGCAACGATTCCACAAATTACTCTTAGAGGTATGAACGAGTATCAATCATTCGGTAGTGGTATTACTTATTACAGGAGATATGCCCTATCTGCTGCTCTTGGGTTGGTAACTGATAAAGATACCGATGCCTCTGGAGAGAAAACTGCATCCGTATTTATTAAGAAACACAAGTCAATACTAGATTTAACATTAGCTATTGATATGTGCGAAAACTTAAACGAATTAGCTAAACTTCATACTTTGAATAAAGATTTGATGAATGACGGAATTACTGCATTATTCACTAGCAAAAAATCTAAATTATGATTGACCAAAAACTAATCAAACTAAGAGACTTGGTTTCTTATTGGGAATGGAAACATAGTGCTTGTCATAAGTTTTGGATAAATGAAACCTATCAGGAACTTGTAAAGGCAAGACAAAACCTAAAAGACTACAAGTCTAAACATTACCCATTAACCCCATTATTAACCCAGCCTAAGCCATTCTCTAGAATGAATGATTGGACTGAAAACTATGAAAACTATGCCGATTAGTACTTGCTGCGGAGCAGAAACCGATATGGATGAAATAGGAATATGTCCTGAATGTTTAGAGCATTGCGACTGGGAGGAGGAGGATGAAGATGAAATACAAAAGGATATAGATGCAGAAAATCAAATTGATGAAGATTTAATTAATAAACAAAACAAATAAAAATGGAAAAGAAACAAAACTATGGTGCTTGGAAAAAAACAACATCAAAAGGCGAAGTAATTGAATTTACTATTGAGGACAAACGCTACTCAATGTGGTTAAATCAATATAAAAAGCCTGAATCAAAAGAACCAGATTACAAAATCTATCCTAATGATTACAAGCCTAAAGCCGAAACTAAAATGGAATACGCAACCCCAGTAAACCAACAAGAAAGCGAAGATGATTTGCCGTTTTAATTAACTATCTAAAAACAAAAACTATGAGCCAAAACAAACAAATTGCAGACTACTTAAACAAAGGTAAGAAGCTAACTACATTAGATGCCTTAAACAAATTTGGATGCTTTAGATTAGCATCAAGAATTAACGATTTAAGGAATGAAGGAATGAATATATCGACTAAGATTATTAAGCTAGAGAATAAGAAGCAGATTGCACAATATTCGTTAAAATAGGTTATATTTGCAATAGGTGTAGGATACCGAATTTTAAACTTATTGGCTCGAAGCTGAACCCCTAATCCTACTGGGGGGAATGCCTAGAGCCTTTTTATTTTATGGCTAAAGACCCAGCAGTATTGTTTTACACTTCTGATTTTTTAAGTGGAACATTTACTATGACTAACGAACAAGTTGGCAAATACATTAGATTATTATGCCTTCAGCATCAAAAAGGAAGATTATCTGAAAAGGATATGCTAAGCATATGCTCTGCATATGATTCCGAGATTTGGGAGAAATTTAAGATAGAAGATGGGTTCTACCTTAATGAAAAGATGTCAAACGAGACAATTCGTAGGCAAAAGTTTACAGAAAGTAGGAGAAACAACGCATTAACCCCTAAAAGCGAAAGCACTAGCAAAGCATATGCTAAGCATATGGAAACTGAAACTAGAACTGTAACTATAAATAAAACTAAAATACTAGATGAGCAGTTTGAGGAATTTTGGGATTTATATGATTATAAGAAATCTAGGGATAAAGCAGAAAAGGCTTGGAAAACTTTAAATCAAGAGGAAAAGGCTTTAGCTTTACAACACGCACCTGTATATGCTCAATCAACACCTGATAAACAATTCCGTAAACATCCTACAACCTATCTAAACAACAAATCTTTCAACGATGAAATTATTGAACGAACTATTAGTACAAAACTTAGCTACGCAGAACTTGAATGGGAACGACTTAAAAATCTTGGATAAGGATGAATTAAAGGTTTATAAGGCTATGGAATCTATGCACATTGGCAAATGCTCAAGAATAGAAGTAACCGAGCATTTAAAGACTTGTATTGCTTTGAGTGGGATGCAAGTGCCAACAAATCAAATATTTAATCTATGCGTTTCCTTTACAATAGAATCTTACGGACAATACAAACTAAAGGAACTGGGAGTAGCATTTAAAATGTTTGCAGAGGATAAGTTTACTATTGGCAATCATATAAATTTTAGCCCTAAGTTAATTGGGGAGGTAATGAATGCCTATAAAAAAATAGCAGTTGAAGTAAGGAACAAAACAATTCAAGAACCTAAACAAATAATTATGCAAGTAGATGAGGAACAAGTAATGCGAGAGGAAGCCGAGTATTGGAAAACATCTAAGAAGGACTGGCGATTCCTAAACTATCAATGCTTTGACTATCTATGGAAAAGAAAACTCCTAAAGATAACCCCTGATAAAGCTGAGTACATAAAATCTAAAGTTAAAGCCTATCATTTGGCACAAGCTAAGAAGCCAGAGGATATGTTAGTAGATGAGGAAACTATGAGACAACAATGCAAAAAATATTCCCTAAAACTTTATTACGACAACGAACTATGATAGAGAATTATATACCAATGGAAGATGTGCTTATCAGGATTAAGTATCATCCAGACATAACAAAACAAGAGAAAGAACAATTTAAGGAAGCCATCAAAGGAATCTATATGACCGAGAAAGGCAAAGTAAAAATGAATAAACCTAAAAAATATCAAAATGAAAGAAACACTATTAGTACTGATTGTCCTTTGGATTTGGATAATCTATGAAATGAGAAACGCACCATTAAATAAAGACAAATGAAAGAAACATTACAAATGCTAAAATTCTTTTTTATATCAGTACCAGTATTCCTATGTGTTTATTGTACTATTATGATTTATGTTGAACTTAAAGAACTATATGAGTAAGATAAGAGGACACGAAAACGCACAACCAATAAGATTAATATTTATAGATACAAAGGAGGAAATAGAATTTAAGTCAGTAGCCTACGCAAAAAGAGTAACTGGAGTAAATGAATACCAAATAAAGGAAAGTCTAAACCCAATCAAGAAAAAAAGATTTGAGTACCAAAATAGACAAATAGCGTTCCGTATTAAGAAATAATCTAATTTTGTGCTATGGCATTACAAACCATTCCAAAACTTACAGGAAAGACACAAACAATTTTTAATCGTTATATACGACAAAGAGATAGTCAAAATGGTTACTTTACTTGCATATCGTGTGGCTCTACTAAAGATACCTCCCAAATGGATGCAGGTCATTATGTGCCTGTCAAGAATAGTTCAGCTTTAAGATTTGATGAGTATAATGTAAACGGAGAGTGCAAGGCTTGTAATGGGTTTGACCAATTCCACCTAATAGGTTATCGAAAAAACCTAATAGATAAAATAGGAGAAAGAATGGTTTTACATTTAGAAAGTCAGTCAAGACTAATAAAGAAATGGACTAGAACAGAATTAAACGAAATAATCGAAACTTATGGCGAAACTAAATCCTAATGGCAAGGTCTCCTTTGGAGCAAGGAAAAAAGGAAAGGCTAAAAAGAACTCTGGTCCTAAAGACAAACCTACTAAACCTTATAACAGACAAGGCAGATGCTAATACAAGAAATCAAATCTAATCCTAATAATCCTAGATTAATTAAGGACCATAAGTTTAAACAACTTGTAAAGTCTATTCAGGACTTCCCACAAATGCTAGAACTTAGACCTATTGTAATAGATGAGAACAATATGGTACTTGGAGGCAATATGAGGCTAAAGGCTTGTCTTGAAGCTGGGTTAACAGATGTGCCTGTGATTCACGCTAATAATCTAACCGAAGCACAAAAGAAAGAATTTATTATCAAGGATAACATTTCATTTGGTGAACACGATTGGGATGCTTTAGCTAATGAATGGAACATTATAGAACTAGATGAATGGGGTTTAGATATACCAGCTTTTGCTAACAATGACATAGAGGAACCAAAGGACAATGCTAAAGGTGGCAAGAGTTGTCCTAATTGTGGAGTAACTTTGTAAGAATTAAGAAAGAGATTAGAGAATATGGCAAACGAACAAAATTTAATACCTGCTCAAAAAGGGGAAATTAGAAACCCTAATGGCAGACCTAAAGGAATACCTAATAGCAAGACTAGATTACTAAGATTATTAGAATTAGTCCAAGTAAAGACTAATCCCATTACTGGTGAGAAAGAGGAGTTTACTGTGGCAGAGCAATTAGATATGATGGTACTTCAAAAGGCATTTAAAGGAGATTTAAAGGCTTATCAGGAAATACTTGATAGACTAGAAGGCAGAGCAAAACAAACAAACGAAATAGAACTATCTGGAGGATTGCAAATAAATTGGGAGGAGAAAAAAACTTACGTTGAAAAAACAGGAAGCCTATAATGGAATTATCCATAAAACAAACAACTGCTTTAGACCTATTAGAAGATAAAACAACAAATGAGATTCTATTTGGAGGAGGAGCAGGAGGTGGTAAGACTGCATTAGGTTGCTACTGGCAACTTAAACAAAGATTAAAATATCCCAATACAAGAGGACTAATTGGGAGAGCCGTGTTAAAAACCCTAAAAGAAACTACCTTAGTCTCCTTCTTTCAGATAGCTAAAATGCAAAGACTAGAAGCCAACAAGCATTTTAAATTCAATGCTCAATCTTCTACCATAGAATTTCCCAATGGTTCTACTATCCTACTCAAAGACCTTTACTCTTACCCTTCCGACCCTAACTTTGATGAATTAGGTTCATTAGAGATTACCGATGCTTTTATTGATGAGGCTAATCAAGTAGATGATAAGGCTAGAAATATTATCAAATCAAGGATAAGATTCCAATTAGACCAAAACGATTTAGTGCCTAAGATTCTTTACACTTGTAACCCAGCAAAGAACTGGACTTACTCGGAGTTCTACAAACCAGAGCAAGAAGGCACAATATCTAAGAATAAAAGATTTATTACTTCCCTGATAGATGATAACCCTTTTATCTCTAAGCACTACAAAGAGAACTTACTAACTTTGGATTCAGTATCAAAAGAGAGGCTTTTATTTGGTAACTGGGAATACTTAGATGACCCTGCACAACTTATAGACTATGATAAAATACTTGATTCTTTTACCAATACGTTTGTTCCTGTTGGTGATTCTTTTATTACTTGTGATGTGGCACGTTTTGGGAATGATAGCACTGTTATTGGTATATGGAGTGGCTTTCGTGTTAGGTTTTATCAATTCAATGGTAAATCAGTTGTTGAGGTCGCTGAACTTATAAAGAACTTTGCAACAGAACATAAAGTGCCTACATCTAACATTATTTGCGATGAGGATGGAGTAGGAGGTGGAGTAGTAGATATTCTTAGGTGCAAAGGATTTGTCAATAATAGTTCTCCATTAGTAAACCCTGTAACAAGACAAAAGGAAAACTTTGATAATCTAAAGTCTCAATGCTATTTTAAATTAGCAGATATGGTTAACAAAGCAGAACTTTACATACAAGCAGATGGGAAACAAAAACAAACTATCATTCAAGAACTAGAACAAGTCAAACAAAAGTCAGTAGATAACGATATGAAAAAAGGAGTAATTCCTAAAGATAAAGTGAAAGCAGCAATAGGTCGTTCTCCTGATTTTAGTGATTGTTTAGCTATGAGAATGTTCTTTGAATATTCACCAAGATTTCAAGTAAGTGTATTTTGATGTAAAAATCATAACTTTGTTTAAATTCTAATAATATGGCATTTTTCGACTTCTTAACTAAAAAGAAGATAAACACTCTATTACCTAATATTCCTTTTGATACAAGTGTCGCTATTCAACGTGGAATCGTTACTTGGCAAGGTGGTGATTCAAGAGCATTCGTAAGAGATGGATATATAGCTAACGATATTGTTTACTCAATTGTAAAATTAATTACTGATAAAGCAAAACTTGCTCCATTCCACGTTTATAAAGTTAAAGATGAAGTATCTGCAAAAAGATATAAGTCATTGATGAAACAACCAGATAAGATTACTAACTGGCAAGAGGTAAACGATTTACATAAGAAAGCATTTGAGATATATACAGGAGACCAAAGATTAAATGACCTATTAAAATATCCTAACGGAGAAGATACTTGGGCTGATTTAGTTGAGCAATGGTGTGGATTTAAGTTAATCACAGGAAATTCATTTATATATGGAAAACTTATTGAAACAGGAAACAATCAAGGTAAGCCCTTTGAATTATTTGCTTTACCTGCTCAGTATATGGCTATTATTGCAAATATCGAAATGTTCCCACCAACCAGAGTTGGCTATCAATTATACTATGGAGCAATGTGGTCCTTTGACCCAAAAGAAATCTTACACGACAAATACTTCAATCCTGAGTGGACAGTTACAGGTGGACAATTGTACGGACAATCACCGCTTTTAGCAGCAGCAAGAACTTTAACTAGAAGTAACGAAGCTAAGACTGCTGCCGTTGCATCATTCCAAAATGGTGGACCAGCAGGTGTTCTATTTATGAACGATGAAAGATTCGACCCTACAAGTGGACAAGCACAAGCCCAAGCACTAAAGAGAGCAGTAAGCGAGAAAGGTGGTGCAGCTAATTTTAACTCTATTGCAGTATCAGGTTATAAGGTTGACTGGAAACAAATCGGTTTAAGTCCAGTAGAACTTAATATCATTGAATCAGAGAAATGGGATATGAAAGCACTTTGTAATATTTACGGAGTACCATCACAACTATTAAACGATGCTGATAACAAGACTTACAATAACCAAATAGAGGGCGAGAAGGCATTGACTTTGCGTTGTGCTATTCCTTTATTAGATTCTTTGACAGATAACTTAAATAGAAAATTACATACTGACTGGGGTTATAGAAATAGTGGATTGTATGTAGGATATGACATTCAAGTCTATCAAGAATTAGAGGCAAATAAAACAGAGCAAGTTGCTTGGTTAAATACTGCTTGGTGGATTCCACCTTCTCAAAAGAATGAGATTATGGGTATCAAAACTCCAGACTATATTCCACAAGAGGAGATGGAGAAACTTTATATCCCTTCATCTTTGCAACCAACTGACCAATTTCAACCTTTGACTATTCCTGACAATTTAAATCCGTAATATGAATAAGCACGTTTTAAGAATTTTATCATTACTTGATGAAATTAAAATAGAATTAAAAGCAACCACAGGGATAAATAGAAGTGGAGTTAGTCAAGCTAATTCTTTAGTAGCTGATGGCAAGGTAAAAAAGCCTAGTTCTTGGATGCCACCAAGTGCTGCCGAAGAAAATGCATACATAGAGAAAAACGGAATGGCTGCTTATGGCAAATGGTTCTTAGGAATAGATGCACAAGCAGACCCAGAGACTAAACAACATTGGCATTATATTTATACGAGTGATTTTGTTAATGTAGATAGAGCAGCATTAATAGCAATAAGACAAAGAGCAGGTCAACAAAAACAAACTGATGTTTTTAACGCTGCTGGTAAAATCATAGAAAAAATTGATGCGTAAATGATTTGGCAAGATTATAGAAAACTATATGCCAACGCATTAAAACAATATTCGCCTAAGTTCAAGAAAGAACTGCAAAATCAGGTGAATACCTATTGCCGTACCCTAGACTACAATAAAATTAGCGATAAAGCCCTTAAAAAGACCATTTACAAGCTCCATTTAGCTATGGGTACTAAGATGGCTCTAATAAGCGAAAGTGCCGTTAAAAAGTCTGTAAAGGGGGTTTATGTGCCTATGGAGTACAAGTCTGCTAAAACGGATGCGTTTCAGTATGCTATTATCCAAGTCCTACAAAATGATGGCTTAGACCAATTAGCAGCAGATATTACAAATACAACTAAAGAACAAATAAGAAGATTCCTAATTCAGTCAGCCGAGCAAAATCTTACATTGCCTCAAACAATTGCCTTGCTTAGAACATCAGGCATTACCGATTATAGAGCCGAACTTATTGCTAGAACGGAAACAGGCAGAGCAGCTAATATTGGTTCAATGGTGGGAGCAACAAGTACAGGATTAGTAACTATAAAAGAATGGATTGCAACTAGAGATAACAGAACAAGGAGAGAGCCAAGAGACCATACCGACCATTTGAGTATGGATGGAACTAAACTACCTATGGAGAAACAATTTCAAGTTCCTAATAATCAAGTAGGATTAGGTTATGAACTAATGGACCATCCTTGCGATTCAAAGGCAAGTGCTGCCAATGTTTGTAATTGCAGATGTACTTTAGGATATGAGGCAGTAAGAGGTGCAAATGGTAAACTTTTGACCTTAGCAGACAATCCTCCAATGGGTAGAATAGCAGTTATTTGGAATGCCTTACAAAATGTAATGGGTCAAGCAATATCAAAACTTATAGCATCATTAATACAATAATAAAAAAAATAATAACTTTGTCAATATGAAAACATACGCATCAAAAGATACTATTGTTGAAAAACAAGATATCGGTTACGAGGTAATGGATGTTGATACCGAAACTCGTAGAGTTAAAGCAGTTTGGGCTAGAACAGGAAACATTGATTTAGATAATGACATTATAGTTCCTGAAGCCTTTACCAAAACTCTAAAGGAAAGAGGTCCAGCAGGTAAAAACTTAATCTGGTCTTTAGTTGACCATTGTGCTGAAATGGAAGCCGTAATCGGTAAACCAGAGCAATTATATGTTGAGGGAGATATGCTTATAGCTATTACCCCAATAGTAGAAACTGAGACTGGTGAGGATATGATTAAAATGTATGATGCTGGTCTTATCAATCAACATTCAATTGGATTTAGCACAATTAATTCAAGTGTAGATAAGAACGGAATAAGAACAATAAGTGAACTTAAACTTTACGAAGGTAGTGCAGTATTATGGGCAGCAAACCCAGAGACACCAACTATCTCTGTTAAAAGTGAAGTTAAGAAAGAGCAATTAGCAAATAGGCTAGAGAAACTCTTGAAAGCGTTTAAAGGTGGTCGTTTCACAGATGAGACCTTTGCGTTGATGGAGATTGAAATAAAAAGGATTCAATCAGAATTATTAGAAATTGAAATCGTAAAAGAAATCACTCAGACCGAGCAATCACCTGAGCCGATAATCGAAGAAATTAAAAACAATGATGAACAAGTCCTGAAGGCAATTAAAGAATTTAATAAAATATTAAAAAAGTAAAAATGGAAAACGTAATTAACGAAATGGCTGAGAACCTTAAAGGTTTTCAAGCTAACATCGAAGCTAAGTTAGAAGAAACTAAAGCTGAGATTAAAGTTGTAAGAGATGAAGCACAAAAACAATTTGATGCTCAAGCTGCTGCAACAAAAAAAGCTGCAAAGCGTGAAGTAAAACATCTTGACGAAGTTATCATTGAGAAATTAGATGGTAAATTAGATGAGATGGAGAAATCAATGAAATCAAATGGTAAATTCCGTTTAGATTTAAGAGATGTAAAGTCTATGACTTTAAGTGCAAGTTTAACAGGAGATGCTCAAGCATCTTATGCTCTTAATGCATCTGTATTGCCAAGTCAAGCAATCAACTTTAGAGATTTAATCCCTACTGTTCGTTCTGAAAGTGGTTTGTATGTATTCTACAAAGAAACTGCAACAACTAACAACATTGCTGCTCAAACTGAAGGTTCTAACAAAGGTGAGAACAACTACGCATTAAGCGAAGTGAAAGTAGTTAATGACTACATCGCTGGTTTCTCAACTTTCTCAAAGCAAATGGCTAGAAGTTTACCTTTCTTGAGTACAACTTTACCAAGAATGTTAACTAGAGATTTCTACAAAGCTGAGAATGCTGCGTTTTTCTCTACTGTTTCTGCTGCTGCAACTGGTTCTACTACAACTGCTGAAACTGTTGATTTAAAGCAATTAGTTGACTATATTGGCAACCAAAAGAGTGCAAACTTTGTATCTTCTGTTGCTTTAGTAAGCCCTGCACAATTAGGTCGCTTATTGAAAGAAACTATCACTGCTGGTTATTATGCTGGTTCTGGTTCAGTTATCGTTAATCCTAATGGTGGTATGACAATCTGGGGAACTCCAGTAATTGCTGCATCTTGGGTTACTGATGATAAGGTTCTTATCTTAGATAACAACTTCGTAGAAAGAATTGAGGTTGAAGGAATGGCTATTGAGTTCTCTTATGAGAATGCTAGTAACTTCCAACAAAATATGGTTACTGCTCGTATCGAGTGTTATGAAGATATTAACTTAATGCAACCAACTTCAGCTATTTATGCTGACTTAGGAAACGTATAGTTCTAATCTTACATAGATATAAAGACCCCTTGCTATTTAGTAGGGGGTTTTTTATTATAAATAATGTAAATTTGTAAAAAAGATGTATGGCATATTCTAATTTTATAATAGATTTTACTTTAACCGATATTGCTCCAGTTGTTGAGCCAGTTACTTTAGCAGAGGCTAAATTGTATTGCAGAGTAAGTAGTTCTGTTGATGATAACCAAATCTCTTTAATGATTAAACAAGCAAGAGAAGCCATTGAAGTAGGTACAGGCTTGAGTTTGATACCTAAGACTGCCGTTGTTTGGTTTACTAATTTTAATGGTGGTTTTAACCTTCCTTATGGGCCAGTAAATAGTTTTACTTCATTAATAGATGAAAATAACGATGCAATAGTAGCTGCTGATTATACTTTAGTAGGAGGTAAGTTTCCACAATTACAAAGACCTCCTTTTAGAAACTTAAAGGCTACTTATGTGGTTGGATATGCAACTGTCCCTAATGACCTAAAGATTGCTATTTTAGACCAAGTAAGCTACGATTACGAGAATAGAGGATTAGATTCAAATACAGGTATTTGTGAAAAGTCTTGGAAAGCCTGTCAACGCTGGACAAGAATAAGCCCAATATTATGAGATTAGGAAGCAAGAAAGCAAATTATGTAGATGCCAATACAATGTACGCTGAAATCGGCTTGTATGCTCCTACAAGGGCATCTGATGGTCAAGGTGGCTTTACGACTACCTTTGCCTTGCAAGAGGTTGTATTTGGTGATTTTAGACCAGAGAATCAAAATAGAACATTGCAAGAGGCACAAATAACTTTTACTCGTGCAGCTAAGTTATTTATTAGATACGATGTAACTATTACTGAAAATTATCAAATTGATGCTGAAGGGGAAAGATATACAATACACTCTATCAAAGATGTAGAGAATCAGTTTAGATTTTACGAAATATTAATGTACTTCTAATGGCAGACCAAATTTCTTTTAAGATTGAAGGTTTAGATGCTCTTATTAAAAGATTAGGTAAATTACCCCCTAAGATTGCTAAAGAGGTTGCTATGGAAGTAAATGCCTCTGCATTAGCTATACAAAGCAAAGCTAAAAGAGATGTAAAGGTTGATAATGGTACTCTAAGAAATTCAATACAATTAAAAGAAGTTAATGTAGGTACTAAAATAGTTTATACAGTAGGAAGTGCTTTAAAATATGCTCCTTATGTAGAATTTGGAACAGGTGGAGAAGTTAATGTACCTGCTGGTTATGAGACCTTTGCAATACAATTTAAAGGTAAAGGAATTAGAAAAATTAACTTAAGAGCAAGACCTTATTTAATACCAGCATTTGAAAGTGAGATTCCTATTTTAAGAAAGAACATAAAAAATGTAATAGCTAATGTTAAATCCTAATATTGAAATAAAGAAGTGGTTTTATACCAACTTGACAAGTTCAAGTGGGTTGCCTGTCTTTGATGGTTATGCACCTAATAATGGGGTAAATGAATATATCATTATGAACGGCAGAGCATCAACGCAAGAGCAAGGCAAAATCAGTTATACTAATGGAGTTACGATTGATGTTGACATTGTAATAAAAAATAGTAACTTTGGCTATAAAAGAGCCGAAACTATAAGTGATTTAATACTAGCTGCAATCAATTCACAAACTGCAATAACCCTTACAAATGGGTTTTATGCTTCAAGTTTAGTGGTAGGTGCAATTAGAAACTTAGATGCCTTAGAACCTTCGGACAATATATTTAGAACAATAATAACTTATAATTTAATAATAACTCAAAATTAAAATAAAATGGCAGAAACAAAAGTATCGGCAAGGGATTATATCCTATTAGCTGACATAGACGGAGACGCAACATTTAAACCTGTTGCTTGTCTTACAACTAACTCAATGACATCAAATGTTAACACTATTGATGCAACTTCAAAATGTGGAGACCAATATCAAGCTGGTCCTTCATTTACTCAATCATTCAAAGGTGATGGTTTTGCAATTGATGAAACAGGAACTCCAAGTAAGGATTCTTACCAACAATTGTATGCTGCTCACGCTGCAAGAACATCTTTCAATATGAAGATGGGTAAAGCAACTCCAACCTCTGGTGATATAGTTTATTCAGGTCAGGTATTTATTAGCGATTTTGAAGTAAACGCTGACGATAAAGATGATGTTAAATTTACTGCAACTTTTGTAGTAACTGTACCACCATTAACACAAACTGAAACTGCATAAACAATAACCTATGTTTGAATTAAGACTAAACAACAACACAATTCAATTAAAATGGGGTACTTGGTCAATGCGTGAATTTTGTAACGAACGAAATATCACAATAGACAAATACTTTGAAGTTCTAGGTAATAATCAATTTGATTTAGATATTATTGTTAAATTAATATATATCGGATATAAATCAGCTTGTTTAACAAATAAACAAGAAGTTGAATATACTGAAAACGATGTTTGCGATTGGATGGATGAAATAGGCTCAATTTTTCAATCCGAAGGGCAAGTACTTGGTTACTTAAAGTATATTGTGCAAAACACAATTACGGCAGTGCAAGGTACTCCTAAAGAGGAAAAAAAAAAGTCTAACAAAGCTAAATTGGGATGATATTTTAGTAAAGGCTGCTGAATGTAATATACGCCCAAACGAGTTTTGGGAGATGACTTGGAAAGACTTTTCTATTATCGTAATGGGTAAAGAAAGGCAAGAGTTAAACGAATGGGCAAGGACTAGAAACCTTGCCTATATTGTATATTTAAGTAACACTACTGAAAAATCTCCTAAATCAATTAAGTCATTTTGGAGCATACCAGCTATTGATGATTTAGATATTGAAGAGGAAAAGGTAATGTTAACAAACGACCAATTGGCAAGGACATTAAAATTGTACGGAGTAAATTAATATAAGATGGCAGAAAATTTTGATAAGTTTAGCATTAGCATTGATGCAGATGTTTCATCGTTACAATCTAGCTTAAAGGCTGCCGAAAATACACTTGCCCAATTTGAAAGTGCATTAAAGAAAGCTACAAGTATTGGAGAAATTAACTATTTAAATAAAAACATAGCTAATTTAAACACTACAATTAGTAATTTAAAGCAACAAGCTAATCAATTAGGTAGACCAATTGGGGATGCTTCTCAATCTCTTATAAACTTCTCTAGAATTGCTCAAGATGCTCCTTATGGTATAATGGGTATTGCGAATAACTTAAACCCTATGGTTGAGTCGTTCCAAAGATTAGCTAAGACTGAAGGAGGTACAAAAAAGGCATTATCTGCTATGATTGATGGTCTATCTGGACCAGCGGGTCTTGGTGTAGTAATTGGTATAGTATCTTCTTTAGCAGTTGTATTCCAAAAACAAATATCCGAAGCATTTACAGGTTCAGCAGATAAAGTAAAAGAATTAAGAGATGAATTAAAGAAATTAAATGATGACATTTATAAAATAACTGGTGCTGCTCAAACAAGTCAAATTTTAGGTGGAACTTTAGCAAATATTATATCAGATAAATCTATTGATACTAATACTAGAAAAAATGCTTTAAAAGAGTTAAAAAAACAATATAGTGAAAATAAAGAAATACAAGATTTAGATGTAAAAAATCTTGACACTTATACAGCTAGTTATTTAAATTCAATAAATAATTTAGCTGCCGTTCAAAAAGATGCAATTGGTAAAGAAAAAAATTATATAG